TTATCTCCATATGCATTGTAATCAAACTTGTTTTGTAATTGACGAAGTTCTTTTTGTCCGAAGTTTTCGTATCCACCTTTTTGTTTCCACTTTCTCATTAGTTGTTTTTTAACTCTTGAGATTGCTGAACGAACTTGTGATGGTTTGAATTTTCCTTCGTTTACTGATTCAAGTTGTATTGTTTTACCATCTTTGTTGAAGATGTTTGAAGCTTTAGTTCTACCATTACCTTTATAGTAATCTACATCATAAGAATAAACTCCACTTGATTCTCGGTTCACACGAGTAATTACAGCTTTGTTTCCTAAATATTTTACTTTATCACCTTTTTTGAATTGAGGTTCAAGATGATTTCCATATTTATCTTTTTTAACTCTTTTAAAATCTTTACCTTCGAAGAAGATTCTACCATTTCTTTGGTCACCAGTAATCTTATAAACTAGTGCGTTTATTTTATCAGTACTCGATACCCATTTACCTTTATTATCTTCTGGTATTTTAATTTCGAAACCACCAGGTGCAGATGAATCTAAATAAATTTTGATTTTTGGGTCTATCTTTCTTATTCCAGCTTCAAGTTTTTTAAAGTTAGAAGATGAAATTTTTGTGATTGCTTCCGAAATGTTGTCAACATCATTATCGACAAGGGAATATCCTAATTGAGTAGCGTTTTTCTTTCTTCTCTCTTTATCTTTCTTACGCGAAAAAGCATGAGGAGTTTGATAACCATCAACATTACCAGTTGTAGTTGATTCTTCTAATTCTTTTTCAATTTCTTGAATTAGTTCTGAAATGTAGTTTCTAAGATTTTGTTCCTCTGACATTCTTTATCTCCTTTACTAATTCATAAGACATCATCAATGCTGAAACTTGTTCATCTGTAACTTTCTTACCAAGTTTTTGTTTCTTCAATACATTGATGGTTTCACGAAGTTTAATTTTGGTAATCTTATCTGTCATACCTTTATATAAATCGTGTAATTCCGTAATTGTCTTGATTAACTGATTTGAGTAATACTCGGTGAATTTAGATGTATTGTTTACATTGTTAATGTATTCTCGTAAAAGAGATTTTTGAGATTCGTTTAAACTTGTATATTTTTTATTGAAGTTTTCAACAAGAATCTTATAAGTTAATAAACGTAAGTCTTTTTCTTGTTTTCTAAATTCTTCTACAAGTCTATCTTCTTTAGCTGATTGAGAAATTGGGGAATTGGAAATGTGCTCAACTAAAGTAAGTTTAGAATCAAATACATCCTTGACATCAAGGACATCCATTTTCTTAGCTTCGAATAATTTGTGGATAGATGCTAAGATTTTGTAGTTAGTGACTGGGGAAGATAGGAAATTATCTATATCAAAATTCTCCTTGATTGTCTTAACCAAGTTATATTTCTCTCTACCTAACTTTGATTGGTTAAGTTTTGAGTGTGCTTCAAGAATAGCATCAATAAATTTATCTGCTTTATTCTCTGAGTTATATTTTTCGTTTATTAAAAGATTAAATAAACGTAATTCTTTAGAAAGTTCTGTTCCTTTACCATAGAATTCTCTGATGATTTCTTTGGACTTTTCGTCTTGCCCGTTAAGAATCTCAAGAGTAATCTGACGAGTTAATAACTCGAATAGGAACCCTGTATTTTTAAATTTTGAGTGTTTTATTTTTCTCATCTTTTTAATTTCCAATTATGATATAGTAAAATTTCCCTATTATAAATATAAATTTATAAAAGTTAAGGTAAATTTTATTATTCGTCAATAATGTTAGACTCATCTAACATATCTTTTATTTCATGTAAATACTTTCGTTTTGCTGCAATACCAGAAATATATTCTATAGCCTTGTCCTCTGAAGTTCTACTTCTTTTCGAGGTTCTTTCATCATCACCTAGTGGGTCTCTACCATAAGGGTGTTTATCTTTTCCATAAGTTCCACCTTCTCTTGGTCTACCACCTTTATCTTTTAATTCATTTTTAAGATTTTGTAACGATTCTTCTACATCTTCAGGTTCTTCATCTTCCATTGCCGGGTCATTACCCTCATCTTCAATAGAACGGAATCTGAATCTATCTTTTAAATCATCAAGAATTTTAACTCGTTGGATATCTTGTTCTCCACCTGATAATTTAAAGATATTTTCGTAAACCCAATCTTTACTTAACATATTAAGACCTTGTATATCTTGAGCCAATCTAATTTTTTCTGACCAAAGATTTACTTTTTCTTGTTCATAAATAGTTGATGGATTAACTAATTGTAATTCAAAGTTGGTCATTTCAGAATCTTGAATACCTTGTGCATATAAATGAACAATAGCAATTTTAGATAATTCTGAAATTACAGTTCTTTGGATTCTTTCAATTGTTCTAGCAAATCTAACATCTTCTGCAGCAAGTGTTGCTTTACCATTTACATTTTCTTCATATCCCAAATAGGCACGAGGAATTTTTAATGCTGCAAACATTTTGTTCTTTAAGTAATCAATATCTTCAATTTCTGCACCTTGTAAACCCGGTAGGTTATCAATAGAAGTTCCACTATCACCACCACGAACCGGTAAGTAGAAATCTTCTGTTAGGTTTTGCATATTATACTTTAAGTTGTAATCACCAGTGTTTCTATCGATGAAAGGAACTTTCTTCATCTTATTGATGATTCTCTGCATATAGTTATCTACTTCTGTTGGTGGGATATTACCAATATCAATTTTGAAAACTCTTTTCTCTGGTGCTCTCATGATTCTATGAATCAACATTGCATCTTCCATTAGAGATAATTGTTTCCACAATCTTCTACCATTCTCTAACATCGATTTACCATATGGTAGCCAGTTTGTATCCGATAAAAGACGGAAATGTGCTACTTCAAAGTTTTCATATTCTTCTTTACCATTTGGGTCTTCGGTAATTTTGAATTTTACCGAGTTTGGATTTGATGGGTCGGTTCTTTCTAATCTTTCTGTATTATAAACTGAATGAGGAGTTACATTGACAATACCTTTACCTTCAGCAATTTCCATACCTAAGAAGAAATCACCATACTTACACATATTTCTTACCCAAGGCCATAAGTTGAATTCAACATTCAACACATCGTAGAATAAATTATTAAGAATTTCTTGAACTTGTTGATTATCTGAAGTAATAGTCATTACATCACCAAACTCATTTTTCAGAGTAGATTCGTCAGCGTAGATATCAAGTGCGGAGGCAAGGATAGGGTCATTATCCATTGCATCATAATCTCTAAAAACTTCTCTACGAACTTGTTGGTATGCCATTGATTGTGCACCACCTGCTTGTTCATAGAAAGATTTCTGTAATTTGGTGTATCTATCTCGTAAAGAAGATAGGTTTGTTTGTTGACGCTCATCACCATCAAACACTTTTCTCTTACCATCTTTATCGATAGTTACTACCGCCTGTGAGCGGAATAATTTTGTTAATCTTCCAAAAAATGAAGTATCTGCCATTTTATTTCTCTTTTACTATATTATAACCTTTATTTTATTTGTTTATATTACCACTTTCTACAAGACCAATATCTCGCTTTGTGTCTTGGACCTGGATTATCACAATTGTGTCTTGCTCTAAAAGATTTTCTTCTCTCTGGGTTGTTCTTTTTAATATTCATACCCTTTGCACCGAAGTTTACTTTTACAACATTACCTTGTGGATTCTTAACATAAACTTTGAATTTTTTAACATCACCTTGCATTGGTTTGCCAAGAGGAACTTCTCTACCTTGATACTCAGCTTCGTTTACATCGGCTTTGTATTCTTTCATGAACTCACAAAATTCTTTGATGTCATGATAATTTTCTACGATATATTCTTCGCAGTATGTTGATTCTTCGTTAATTAAATTTTTTAATGATATCATAATAAATCCCCCATACAATATAAATATAAGATTATCGAATTAACCAAGTTAAATCTTCCTTACCACCTGCACCGTTATCCATTTCCCATGGGTTCGAATCATTGTATGCATTACCACCAAACCCAACAGCATCGTAATTAGAGGCACCAATACCACCTAACGCTTGTTTGGTTAAATCAATTCCTTCTTGTCTTAATCTTAATGCTGTATCACGAACCCAAAGACCAATTCCTAATGACATCGTTAAATCATCGTTATATCCTTGCATCGCTTCGGCACGATTTCCCCTCCATATAAAAGTGAATAACTCATCAATTAAACGAGATGAACGAATTGTTACTGATTTTTCTCTAATATACTCATCTAACTTTGATATAATCAAAGGTCGTGTTTTAGAAGTTGTCGAAAAACCTGCAACCATACCTCGTTCCTCGGCACGGTATCTATTTGATAGTTGGTTTTCTACATCTACATACTTCAAGTCTTTACTCATGTAGAATAAGTTTCCGTATCCTCTATCAATTACTTGTTGAATTACTGCCCAACCAATATTCGCGTTTTCAATTACGAGTAAAGCTTGATTGTAATCAGTAGCAAGTGATACAAGGAAGTTTCCAAAATCTTTGGTGTCTAACTTACCTCGATATTCAGCAACTTGAGAAGCCTCTTCTATATCAATAACATGACAAGCAGAGTAGTCAGTTGAATCTCCACGAGCAACATCGGCAACTACCATATAAGATTTTGAGTAGTTTGGATATTCCCATTTCCATAGGTTTCCATCGAAACCTGTTTTTTCAATTGGTTCTTGAATATAAGTTTGTCTATAAAACTCTAAAAGTTGTGGGTCAATTACAGTATCACCGGAAGAAACAAAATCACAATCACATTCTTGTGCTGCACCTTTTGGTCCTAATAAAACTTCTTGTTCATCTCTCCAACTTTGGTCTCTTTCTGGGTGAACTGACCAATGTAATCTAATAGTATTGAAAGTGTTTGTTCCTTCTTCTGCACCTACCCAAGTTTTGTGAAAGAAATTACCTACACCATTTGGAGTTGATAAAATAATTGCATTACCACCCGTTGATAAGGTAGATTGTGCAGATACCCAAATCTCTTCAATCTTATCAATGAACGCTGCCTCATCAAATACTAAAAGTGATAAGGCTTCCGAACGACCAGCATCTCCAGCAGCTGAAGTTGCTTTAATCTGAGAACCATTCGCATATCTGAGTGATAGTTTATTATCTTCTACTGTTTCTTGTTTTAACCAAGAAGGTAAGTATTGATTCATTACTCGAACCTTGGTAACCAAGTTTTTTGCAACCTCTTGTTTGGTTGCAATTACTAGAACATTGAAATCTTGATTGAATAACATTTTCCATAAAGAGAAACCAGCAGTTAAAGTAGAAATACCAGTCTGTCTTGATTTGAGAATAATGTTATAACGATGGTCTTTAAATTGAGTAAGTGTTTTTTCTTGGAATGGATACAAATGAAAAGGAATTTTACCCCTAACAGGGTGTTGTATCATACAATACTTCCTCATAAAGTATATGGGGTCAGTAGCACATTTCTGATACTCTAATTTTATTATTTCCTTTAATGATTGTTTGGCCATTATTTACCAAGTAATAAAACTGTGGTTGCTATCATACCCACAGTAGTTCCTAATTTGTATAAGAAGGTAGTTCTTCTTTGTCCTTTTAGTTCTTTCAACAAATCTTTTGATTTTTGAGTTTCAACCTCAAATTGTTCGTTGGTTTTATTGATGATTTCTTGTAGATTAACCACTTTTGTATTTAAATTAGAAATCATCGAATCTTTAACACCAACTTTTTGTCTTTCGAGTGTTAATAATTCAACGGTCTTGTCTAATTCAAGTTTTATACCATCGTAAGTTACTAAATCCTTAATTACTAGTCTCACTATCGGAACTTGAAGTTTCACTACCGAGTCTTTCTCCGTATCGGTCTGTGAAAAACTTGACAAGCTCGTTAAAAGTAAG